TTTTCGGCTTCTAATTTAGCATTTTCTTTTCCAATCCTAATAGCCATATATTCGTAAACTTCTTCAAAAGTACATTTACTTTTATTTATATTTATATCTTCATTTTCATTTTCATTTACATCTTCCATAAGGTTATGTTTAGCTAAACCTAATGGTTTTGTATTATTTTTAGGTCTACCACCCTTAGAGCCATTGTTTCTACGGCTTTCAGTAAATTGAATGCGTTTTTCAATCTCTTCATTTAAGCGTTCATTAAAAAAATTTCCGTCTTTGTCTTTTGAAAACTTGCTTAAAACATCAACCGAAACAGAACCTAAAGATAACCTAATGGTTTTGTCTGTAAGTGTTCCTTTTTGGTGTTGTAAACATAAGAGAGTAATAAATTGTCCTCTCTCTTCCATTGTTAAGTCAGCTACTCCATTTAGAAAGTCGCTGCTATAAAATAAAAATGCAGGGTCTTTTGCCATAAAAAAAATAAACCCCGATAGCTGCGAACTACCAGGGTTATTATTATTTAACCACTAAACACATTATCGGTTCGCAGTACGTTAATGTGTCTTTTATGTTGCGAATATACACTAAATTTCTTTAAGTTCTAATTTTAAGCAAAGTTTTTTTAGCTTAGTTTTAAACCAGTCCTCAGTTTCTATTAGGTTATTCGCTTGTTTTATGTTATGGATAGCCGTTGTATGGTCGCTTGTTCCTGTGTATTGGCTTATCTCCTTAAGGCTCAATTTGGTATATCTCCTGAGTAAATAAGCAGCAGCCTTGCGCCCAAACGTTGTTTTTAAACTCCTATCCTTAATTAATACATCGCACTCAAACTCTTCGTCTACCAATTTAACAATAGTTCTCGCACCAATGTCTAACCCTAAAGGCTCGTTATCTTCTATGCCTAACAATCCAAGTTGCTGCATCATTTCGTGTAGCTGCAAATGGGTGTTGCGTTGTGCAAAGTATAACTCCTTTAATTGTCTTATTGATATATCCTTCTTTCTATTTAGCATAATTAAAACGGCAATCCTTCCGTATCTTCTTTAGGTTTGAAATCGTTTACAAAAATCTTGTAATCTGGTTGTTTGTCCTCTGTCTTGTAGGCATTAACCCACATTGAATACTTAACATCATTGATTGTAAAATTAATTACTTCTCCTTTAGCGGTGGTCTTTTTCCAAGCACCTGCACTCCATTTTTTTTCTGTCATTTTATTTGTTTTTAATTGTTTGATTAAGTATTTCATTAAGCGCCCATTCTACCCCTTCTTTCCAAGCTTTTATTATATTTTCACCATCTGTATAATGAAATTCAAAATTATTAATTTCTTCATTACTTGGTAATTTTATTGGGTTTAATTTTTGTAATATTTCATAATACAAATAATAATCACCACTTGCAGCTAATGACATAGCATATACTAATTGTTCTTCTGTATATAGATTCATTACTTTTTAATTGAATATTGAGCTACTAATTTACTTTGTTTTTTCGTACCAACGTTAATTAATTCGGTTCGTACTTTGTAGCCTTTGCGTTTTAATTCAAATACTACGGCTGCTAATCTTAGGCTATTGTACTTCGTCAAAGCCTGGATTGGTGTCAATGTTTTGCCCGAAAGCAAGTGGTTCAAGATTTGTTGTTTCTGTGTCATTGTTATTGATTTGGGTTAAAAATACAGGTTTCTCTAAAAGGTTTTGATATTTTTCTATGAATAATAATAGGTCTGCATAAGCCTCTTCGTTATACCAAGCGTAGTGGTAAACTTCTGCAAGAAGCATCTGCCTTTCAAATGGTAGCAATTCTCTCATTAGCTTTTCTTTATTGTTTCTTTTATTTTGTTAAATTCGTCTAAGGTCTTGATGGCATTGATTTTCAAAGCAGCCTTAACCTTTTGGTCATCGGTAAACTTTGTCTTGTCTAACTGCTCAATCAAGAACGCTTTTTGTCCTTCGCTTACCTCGTCTTTATGCTCATTAGTAGCATCTGCATCTTTGGTATCGTCTATTGCGAATAGTCCGTTAAGTGCATACTTCCTGGCATAGCTACTTGCTGCACCCGTAATCTGCGAAGCATCCATTCCTTTTTTGTTTTCCTCTTCACGAGCAAGACCCGTGCAAGTAATGTTATCTTCTCCGTTACTTAAACAAGCGGTAGCTTTTACATATACCCTACCGCCTACTTCTATAACCTCGTCGCTTAACATTAAAGCATAGCCGTATTTATGGCAAATAGGTTTTGCAGCTTCTATAATATCTTCTGCACTTCGGTACTTGTATTTAGCAAAAGCATTAAATTGGTTTTTAGGTGCTTTTAATTCCTGTTGAATTTTAATTAGGCTCATTGTTATTTGTTTTGTATGTCAATAGAATAGTGTTCTAAAATTTCGATAATAGGTTCTTGTCTTTTCTTTAGGCTTACAAAGTATTCGTAAGCTTGTGAATATTCTAAGTACATACTCATACTATCGTATTTATTATCTACTAAAGTATAGTAGAAAATTGTTCCGTCTGGCTTAGTTTCTTTTACAAAATCAATCTTCATATACTTCGTTTTTTAAAAGTTCAAGTTCTGATTGGTTTTCTAACCAACGAGTAAACGTGTAATCGTCATCTTCGTAATCGTAGTTTTTAGGCAATAGAGCAGGGTCATAAGGGTTTGTAGTACTCCTATCCCCGTCGATTAAGATGTTCCCGTATCGCTGATATTGGAACATTTGGTAGGTGGTTAAGTGTGTCATTTTGTGTTTTGTTTCAACAAATATACAACAATACACAATACAAAGTGCAAAACTATCAAAATATTTTAAAATTATTTTTGCAACAATGTTGCATTTGCACATCAAATTGTGCAGTTTATAGCACATTTTGTACAACAGAACGTACAAAAGTAAAGTTAAAACTTGCCAAATTCGGTAGTAAAATGCAGCCAAAAGTAGTAAAAATACTACCTATAAAAGCTTCTGGAAGTAAAGTTTATCGTGTCCCCCGTAAGAATATTCGGGTAAGTAAAGCCTAAACCCACACGAGATAAGGTTATTTGCACTTGGAAAGTTGTCTAAGGTTGTGTATGTAATAGCTATATGGCAAAAAGTAGATGCTGCCTTTAGCCTTGTTTTAATCATACGTCTTTGTATGCCTTGTCCTCTATAATCTTTTCTAACCCACGCTCTATTAAATATGCAAATGCCCTTAGAATAAATAGAACCGCAATAAGCTACTATCTCGCCTTGGTCAAGCATAACCCACCACTCCCGATTGAACTGGAACTCGTCAGCGCAACCCTTAAAGTTAGGATTGGTGTAATCTAACTCCCTTAATTGCTCGTAGGTATCTCGGTCTAATATATTGCCGAAGCTAAATATTTTCTTGAGGCGCATTGTGTATAGTTTCTAATTTGGTTAAATAAAGTATTGCATCTTGCAGCTCTTCCTTTAGGTGCGTTATCCATTGCCCTGTGCTTAAATCATTTCTATCCATTGTAGTTCCGTACTTTGATTTCCCTACAAGTTCACGTCTACGCATATCTTCTATAACTGCTGCTAATATTTTACTGTCCATTATTTGTCGGTTTTGCTATGTATCTTAAAACAAGTTTTGCACTTGTATTGTATTTTCTTTACTCCCGTTGCAGTTGTTCTACGAAGTGAAATAATTAAATCGTCGCTCCCACATTCAGGGCAAGAGCCTCGGTCTTGTCCGAATATAACTCCGTAATGTGTTTTAGGTTCGATGTGGTTTTTAAGTGCGTTAAACACCTGCTCTAATAAAACAACATCTTTTTGGCAGTACTTAATCATTTTAGCCATAGCTACTTTGTCCTTATGCAGAACGATGTCCTTCCATAAACTATATTCTGTTTTTATCTTAGTGCCAATGCCTAAGTAATCAGCTATGTAATTAAGCTTGTTGCTATTAAATCTAAACTTTTGTCTTGCTACTTTTAGCGTGTCTATTGTAACATAAGAAGGGAACATTTCAATCTTATGAAACAAGCACCTGGTTCTTATCCACGCAAGGTCGAACTTGTCGCCATTATGCCCTACTAATTCCGAAGCCGTGTTTGCTACTTCGATAAAACTTTGTAGCATCTTTTTATCGTTCTGTTTGCTATCCCATTGTAAAAAGTAAACTTCCTTCTCATCTTCCCACTTGTAACAGATGCAAATGATAGCACGTTCTTGTATGATGCTATCAGCCGTTACATTAAGCTTATATCCGGCACTCCAGAAAAAGCCAACATTGGGCGAGGTTTCGATGTCAAAGAATAGGCGTTTGCGTTTTGATTTTAGCATTATTTATTTTTTGCTGAATTTATCTATTGTGGTGTAACCCATAGCAAATAGCGTAAGATACAAGACGGCATCTACCAACTTATCGCTTGGGTTAATTTTTAAGATTATGTTTAAGAACAAAGAAATAAAAAGACAAATGCTGCCAAGCATAGCCACTACTCTTTTATGGCTTATACTGTTGCTTTCGTCTGATAATAAATTAACTAATATAGTTCTAAAGTTGCTCATATAGTTTAGCCTCAGCCTCTCTCCGCCTCACTAACCCTTTTAACACAACATTGTTTGCTCTTGTCCACTTCATAAATTCAGCTCTAATAGACGGGTCTTTAGGGTTTGCGTTTACCTTTCTAAGTAAAGTGCTTCTCCTAAAATTACCCATACCTGCATTGTAAGCAAACGAAACAATCGCAGAAAAATTGTTTGCCGTTACATTTGATTTTACAAGCACATCTACTCCTTTTGCAAAGTCATCGACTATTGCGTTAAAGTAATCTTCTGCCTGTTGTTGCGTAATTATATCGCCTTCTTTAACTTTCGTTCCGTCAGGGTAAAAAGTCAAACCCCACGAAATAGTCCATAAACCCGCAGGGCATTTGTACGCCTTTAATTTGCAGCCTTCAAACTGCTTAATTAAATCTCTACCTGCTTTGTTTACTTCCATAATCTATTCCAATAAGCTAAAATTAACACAATCGCTATTATTAGACCAATTAGAGCCTTCCAAAAGTTATTTGCAGTACTTACCTTGTTTTTATCTACAATCGAAATTTGACGCGTTTCTGTGCGATTAAACGCTATTGTGTCTTTTTTAACTAAACTATTGTCGGTCTCCTTTTCTTTTGTCTGGTAAACCCACTTAGTTACGATTTTGGGAACTACTATAATGCTATCCTTTGTTACACGGATTGTGTCATAGATAGTAACCTCTTTTGTAAATACCTGCTCTTTTTCTATAATCTTAGTTACGCTATCATAAAAAGTAAGATGCACGGAGTCAATCTTAGTTGTCCCCGTGCTATCAAATCTCTTTTCAAACTTCTTAACCGAAGCGCAAGATGTAAGTAATAAGGCTAAAAGTAGTATTCTCATTTGAGCTTTTTGGTCATTTTCCAATAGTATCGAATAGCCATACCGCCTGAAACAATAGCAACCAAACTCGCCAACAATGTGAATAGTGGTTGAATACTTGTAATGCTTAATGTAGCACTTACTAAGGAAACGATTGTTGATTGGTCTGCTTGGTTGTTATTTGCCATTATAGTTCTTCTTCTTCTTGTTTGTTAAATTCTATGCCAGTAGTCCAATCTTCTAAGAAAGTAAAATTCTCTAAGCCTTGTGGATTGACTACGTTAATTATTTGAAAATCAAATTCTTTATCATTTAGCGCATCAATATCTTTGGTAAGCTTCTTGATGCCTTCTTTTGAGAATTTGTAATTTCCTTTGTCATCAAGTAACAAGCAATCCTTTTCGTCTGTCTGCGCATTGTCTAAACGCAAGATTTCAACTTCTGCTTGATAGTTCTCGTGATGTTGTTTAACCTTCTCGTAAATTTTTACAAGTTTCTTTTGTGTCTTAGTTTCTTGGCTACCGATTACGGCATTAAGGTTGCTCACTAATTGGAGCAGTTGTTTGTTCTTCATAGTTGTTTTTTATTTGTAAAGATAATTGTGGATTGCTAAACGGCAAAGGTAAATTTACGATTGGTGGGTTTTTAAGGTTCTCAATCTGTGTAGCTAAGTTTTCATTCATAGCTTCTACGTTGTTACCTGCAACTAACCACTCGCATACTTGCTCATAAGTTAAATCTTCGTAAGCGGTAAAGTCGGTTTCCGAAGGAGTAGCGCAGCCCATTGCTCCGTACACTTCTGCGGTGTATTCTCCGTCTTTGCCTTCGTATCTCCAATGTACTGTTTTTACTACATCGGTTAAACCATCTTCGCTTGGTGCGGTGTCCATTTGGCTAATAAGCCATTTTGTTTCTAATGCCATTTTTAAGGTGTTGAACTATTTAAATTAATATAATATACTGTTCCGTCTACGCTTACAGGTAAGTAACGAGTTACGTTGAACGCAGTCCCACTTACACTTGCTCCTATTTTGATTGCTGCTGTACCCCAACCCGTGTCTGGTTCTCCTGTTTTTATTGAACCATATTGTGTAGTTGAACCGTCTTTATCACAAATCCATTGAATTTGACCACCACGTGCGCCTATTACAAATCTCCTAATTTCTGCACTTGACGAATCAGATAATCGACCACGCTCTATGAATATACCATTTTCATTAGAATTAGACGTATTGTTTTGGTTTACATAAATAGTTGTTTGATTAAACGTTCCTGAATTAGAATTACCTGTTAAAGTTATTGGAGTTATAGAACTTAAAATTGCAGCCGTTGCAGTTATACCACTTGAAAATGTAGCACCACCTGTAACCTGAAACTTAGCACCATTATCTGAAGTTGTTCCTACAAGCAAGTTCCCCCCACTTGTTATGCGCATACGCTCGGTATCACTTGTTCCAAACCTTAGAGCTTGTACTGATGATTCAAAAATAAAGGAACCTCCACTCGAATTATTTACCCCTAAGTTTAGTGCTTGTGTTCCATTACTAATTCTAAAAATATTGTTTACTGTATCAGTTGTGTTTAAATGTAATAATACGCTTGGCGATGTAGTACCTATACCAACTGAACCCCCACTTGTTATGCGCATACGTTCAGCACTTGCAGTTACAAAAGCCATATGCTGAGTAGAATTACTATATATTATTTGACCATCTACTGTGTTGCCTGTTGTACCCATTAATACACCCATTGTAGCTGATGCTCCACCTATAATGCTTAAATAAGGATTGCTACTTGTGTTTTGAATTGTTAATAATTGAGCAGGCGATGCACTACCTATACCTACGTTACCGCTTCCGTTAATATATAATGCAGAAGAAGCACCGCCACCATATTGAAAATTCCAACCTGTAGGATAAACACTACCTGCATCAAGAGTTACTATTCCTGAAAGACCTCTAAATCCATAAGAGTTAGAATTAATTGCATCTTTAAATATTAATGTAGATGCCGTTACACTACTTGAGAATGTAGCTGCTCCTGTGGTCTTTTTAAGTGTTAAAGCATTAACTGTGTCTGATTGTCTAATTGTAAAATCTCCTGCAACTGGATAACCACTCATTAATAACCAATTCACATCTCCCGTTTGGTTACCTAAAATACTTGCTAAAGCAAAGTTTGTATCTGTTGCTCTTACATTTAAAGACGGAACACCACCTGTATTATTTACAGTAACCGAAGATGAAAATGTAGCTGCTCCTGTAGAGGCTATTGTTAAAATATCACTTGTTGCGTTTGCTAAAAATACATTGCCAGTTGATGGTCTATAACCTACAACGCCTTTTTGAGTTCCGTTTTCTAAAAATGCTAATTGAGCAGATGCTCCTGTTACTGCATCAATATTTATTTTACTAAAACCTGTGTTTGCAGATTTTACAATAATATTCTCTTGTGTACCTGAAGGAGCTTGAAACCTACCCGTACCCGTTACATCAAGTTTAAAACTATCATTAGTGTTTCCGATAGATAAATTACCTGAAGCGTTTAAGGTCATTGCTTGGGTAAAGGATATAGCGTTACCTGCCGTTCCTGAAGGAGCTATTCTCCAAATGCTGCTACCTGCATCTTGATAGTATTGTGATGCGGCTGCACTTGCAATATATCTCCAATTAGAACCATTAAAAAAACAATTAGCATTTACAAAAACATCACTACCCGTTGTAGATAAACTACTATTTAAAACTTGCATTGCAGTAAATCCACTCCACGCACTCGGTGTAACTCCTAATCCTAAATTGCCATTATAAAAAGATGCTATTGTCCCACCTGTATCCTCAAATTTTATAGATACTGCACCGCCACTTGTACCCCCTTTAATTGATAAAGTATTACTACCTGCTTCAAATCCTATAGCGTTTATATCTGCTCCGTCTGCCCTTTTAGCAGTTAAAAAATATCCGTTAAATAATCTAAAGTTACCACCGCTTGTTGTAACATTACCACTAAAGGTTGCACTCGTTCCGCTTAATGCACGAGATAATAAAGAAACAGTTGTTCCGTCATCAGTAATAGCACTATTCCCTATTGTACTTGTACCTGTAAACTTAGGTAGGTAGTTAGTAGTACCTGTACCCGTTACTGGATTGGTTAAAGCGTTTTGCTTGTTGTTAAAGGTAGTCCAATCGGTGCTTGATAATAAACCTTGCTGAGAACCACTTGCAGTAGCAATAGCTAAAGTAATAGTTCCACTTGTTGTAATAGGTGTAGAGCCAATAGTTACTCCGCTTGTAGCAGAAGATAAGCCTACCGAGGTTACTGTACCCACACTCCAAGACCTATTTGCACTTAAATCATAAGCCGTTCCGTTAATAGTTAAAGTTCTACTTGTTGGAACATATCCGCTTAAATCGGGTGCGTATTGAGGTACGTTTAAAATACCCGTTGTGCTATTGTATGTTGCTGCTCCGCTTGTTCCCGATGTTGTTAAGCTAATAGCTGCACGGGCATTCGCATCTGTATATTGTGTAATAGTAGAAGCAATTACTCCCGTTGTGTTATTATAGCTTATACCTGCACCTGCACTTAAAGAAGCAAGTGTAATAAAAGATGCTCCGTTAGTTAATTGGTTTGTATTCGTAGGAATAGTAATAACACCCGTTGTAGAATTATAAGCACCGCTACCTGCCGTAAAACTTAAAGCTGCACGGCTACGAGCATCGGTGTAATATAAATTACTTCCTTCTGCTATGTTTGAAGTTGTACCTGCAACCTTAGTCCATAAACTTGTGCTTGATACATATTGTAAAATATCTCCGTTGCTTGGACTTTGTGCAGCTACGTTGTGAAGTTCGTCTAACTCGTATCCGTTTTGTATTTTAACTTCTACAACTCCTTGTGTTGGGTGCGCTCTTACTACAATACCAACATAAACTAAGTGTTGAGGTGCGTAAGGTTTTGTACTTGTAAAAGTACCTGCCGTTGTAGGACTTAAATAAAGTTGAGTACCTTCTGTGTATGCTTGAGTATCTAAATCGCTTATGCGACCTGCAACAACTACATAGCCGTTGTTATTATTCGTAATATCGTTTCGTACTATTCCATAAGTTTGTGCGCTTGTACTATCGCCCGTTGCTAAAGCCTTAGTAACTGCCGGTAAGTTTCCTTGTCCACCATTGATGTAAACAACAGTTCCCTTTGTTAAAGTCGCTCCTGTTTTATTGTAAACTTCAGTAATTAAGTTTTGTGCTTCATTAATTACTCCAGGAAACGTAACTAAGTTACCTGCTCCGTTTATATATTGAGTGCTATTACCTGCAAAGCCTATGTTAATAGTTCCGCTTGTAGTTACAGGACTTCCCGTAATTGCTAAAGCATCTCCGCTTCTTGATACCGCTACGCTTGTAACTGTACCTACTGCACCACTTGAACGCTGCCAGATACTTCCTGAATAAATCACATAATCTCCCACCGCAAAAGCTATCGCACCTGCTCCAAAGTTCACGCTACCTGCTGCATTACAAATGTAAACATCTCCCGTGTCGCCCGTTCCGTTTGCTAAAGTAGGTGTGTTAGTCGCTGCACTCCAAGTTCCTTTGTATTCCATAATAGAACTCGGTAATTGACTGATAGGAACTTTACCTTGACTATCCAAAGAAGCATAACCATTACTTACACCTTTCTCACTTCTTAATTGGTAAGTATCTAATAAAGCTTGTGAAGGAAACACCTCAACATAAGCCGAACCACTCCATAAGTAAAGTTTCTGCGTATCTTTAGCACAATAGATCACATTAATATCGCCAACCGCAGGAAACCCTGCAAGGTTACTATAAAACGAAACCGCACCGCTAAATATCGCACCTAATTGAGCAAGTGTAATCTTCTTACTTACTCCTGTTGTCGGGTCGCCTATAATAGTTAAATCTGTTGCAGCAGGGGCTAACTCGGTCGCTAATTGGTTAATCTTTTTTCCTATCATTTTAGTATGTATAAATAGAAGGCACTTGGCATCTATCGTTTAAGTAAGGTAATTCCATTGTAATATCTATCTTAACTCCTGCAAGATAGTCAGGGTCGCTTTCGGTAAAGTAAGTCAAAGGAGCAGTATCGCCAATATCCCAAATCGCTTTAGGGTAACGTAACTGAGCCACTATGTCTTGACCTACTAAAGTCATATCGCTAAGTACTTCGGTTTCGTTTGTTTCTTCCATTAACATTCTGTCCATAAAATAAAGGCTAAAATTATAGGTAATATTTTTAGCGTTTATAGTTGCACCCGTTAAAGTGTAGAACATAGCAGGGTAAGTAACCTCGCCATTGCTTAAACGTTCCCACACATCGCCGAAGTAAACAAAGTTAATTTGTTCGTGGTCGTTTCCGAGTGTCGTTATTTGCTTTACTATTTGGTTTAACGTCAGGCTCATTCTTAATTTTTTCTAAATAAACACGAAGCTTATTTTGGTTTTTTATTGTTGTTACTTTACTCATAATTAACAATCGCTACAACCTCTATTCCCTTGATAAAGTTCCTCGAAGCTTTTACCTGCGCAGCAATCAAAATCTCCTAACCAAATGCTCGTTGTGTAAGCATCGTTCTCAGGGTGTATTGCATCAATGCCACTTCCAGGATTAAGGTACTCAGGGTAAAGTGTTGAATATTCTTTTAGATATTTAATCATTCTTTGCTTGTAGAACTCAGCACGAGCCTTATATCTATTCGCCACGTCAATCATATCCTGCATAGAAGGGTTCTCGGTATTCTCGCCACTCTTTCTTAATAAGCCTTTATTGTAGAACTGATAAGATAGACCCATTGGCAATTCACTAAGTACATAATGTACTAAAGTATCTGCTATATATTGGTCTAATAAGATAACCTCGTTGGCGTTCAAGTTGTTTGCCGTAATACCTGCTTGTAAACCTCATTTCTTATTTTCTTTTAACTATGTTTGACTTCCACTCGTGTCTGCAACTTGGAGAATGTGTGTTTGTTCCCGGCTTAGTATACCAACCGCCTCGTCTATCCCATACAGAATAACCAAGCCTTGCACTCATCATTTCTATTTCGCTACGGCTATAAAACTTGTTAGCGGTAACTAAGTATTTGCAAAAAGGTCTGCTTGTATCTAAATCGCCATCGTTAAAACCTGCTTTCCACTCGTAAGAGTAACGAATTAATATCTGCGAAGTTTGTGGCTTTATAGCTTCTACAATCTGCCCAATAGGAGCAGTAAGTTGCCTTTCGATAATAACGTTACTATCAATCCCTTTACCTTGCTTTACTTCGTTTGTCTTAATAAACCCCTTCTCAATCAATAAATCAATAACACGCTTAACCGCACCTACATCTTCTTTTAAAGTGTCAGCAATTACCTCTGGAGTAATACGCTTGTCTTTAACAATTAAATCTAAAATATTAGATTGTAACTGCGATACATCTGCAAACATTTCAAAGTCCGCATCATCGTTAAATCTTGCTTTGCTTTTAAATACTTCGTAAGCACTTCTATCTTCTCCGAACTCAAAGAAAACTTGAAAATCAGCTTCGTTAAATTCTAATTCCTCAGCACCTAACCAAGTAGCAACCTCTTCATCACTTAAAGCATATCCACCTTTTAACATAGAACTTGCTTGTTCCCTTGTTATTTTACCCTTGTTAAAATCTCTAATGATGCGTTGCATATTCTGCCACTCTCTACCCTTAAGACCTTTTATGTGTTCGTTTACGCTTGTCTCAGCTGACATTGGTTCTTCTGTTGTAATAGTAGAAGAAATAACATCGCCATCGATTGTAGGCTTTAATGCCACTAAGGCTCTAATTTCATTCTTAGTCATTGACTCTAACACCTTGTTAGCAACCAATGGACTTAATGCAGCGATACCATCTGTAACTCTTTGTGCTTCGTTACTTGCATCAACTTCTAATGGCGGTAAGTTTAACATTTCTCTAATCTCATCCTTACTCATATTTTGAATAAGAACATTCTCACTAAACTCAATTCCAATAGGGTCGGTAGGAATAATCTTTAATTCAACTGTTACACCTGCATATTGACCAAGCATATTAAACACTCCCTCAAGTTGCATCTGCTTATAGCGTACATAAGTATTGTTAAATATTTCGTAGCTATCACGCATCTGTTGGCGGTTGCCTAACTGACCAGGAGTAGCAATACCGAACAAGTCAGGACTTGTAATTTGATGTCCGCTAAATATGTTAGTTTGTATTAACTCGTCTACACGGCTAAAATCTTCTTTGGTTAAATCACTTGCGCCTAAGTCATCAACAATAGGCTTACGAGTTGCATCGTTTACAAAAGCAAGTAAATACTTCTTGCCGTCTGCACCCGTATACATATTGTCGAACTGTCTGCTAACCGCTCTTTTCTCGTCAGGGCTTGGCTCTCCGTTTGGTAAGGTAATAAGTTTACTTGCAGAAAACCCTGTTTGAGCATTACCCAAAACGTGCTTACTAACTTCGACATCACTTTCGATATAGTTAAGCGCACCAAAATAACCAGGAAGGCTATAAACGTTCATTCCTGGGCGATACTCCTTAACATAAAGTATCTGCACACCTTGTGGGTTAGCAGGGTTAAACGCATTGTATATCTCAGCTTTTTCTTGGTTGCGTGTAGCCTTCCAATCTTCTTTATACCAAAACTGCGTATTGTCTTTGTTGGTTCTAATCTTTGTATAATCACAATGCCATAACTCAGCAACTTGACCGCCCATTACTGACCAAATAACTTGAATATAAGCACCGCCAAATAGTTCTAAATCTAAAGCAACCTTTTTAGTTAAGTCATTTAGGCTCTCTTCTCTATTAACCTTTTTAACAATAGCATCTTCTCCTGCCCATCCGTTCCCTACAATGTAGTTTACTTTGTTTCTTACAATAGCATTATGCTTTGCAGATTTGTTAAATAGGTCTAATAGATATTGCGGATAGTCATTATTCTGACCATACTGCATATACCCTTCGCCTTTTTTCTCTTTATATTCCGGTTGCTTTGCTTCCGCAAATGTCAATACTTGTATTTCCATTATTGTCTAATTGTGAATGTGCTTGTTGTTTCGTATTCTGTAAATGATATAGTTGTTCCCTCAAGCTCCATAATGCCTGTTTCAAGCAGGTTTAAGCCAGTAGGGTTTGTATTTGAAGGACTTGCTTGTTCGTAAACTGAGTAAGTGTATTGCCCGTTTAAAGACGTATTAAAGTAGCTATTAACTACAATGCTAAACTCATTGTACCTTTCCTTGTAAGCACTTATGTCTGTATTGTTTAGCTTGACAAATTTGATGTCCGTGTTTGTGCTTCTATTCTCGAAAACAAATAGATAGTTAGGACTTGTTAAAAGCTGCTTTTCAGTCAAGGTAAGTATTATATTTTGGGTTTGCCCCTTAGTTAATCTTATCACAACTATAAATATAAACTATCACGATTGTTTGCAAAATAAAAAACCCCCGAACAATTAAGTCCGAGGGCATCTATATACAAAACCAAAACAACCTAAGAACCTGCGGTGGTTAATTGACCCGCCACAGTTGAGTTTACTTCTGGAGCTAGAGCTGGCTCTGCACCTGTAAAGGTAAGAGTATAACCGCTTCTGTCTCCGTCAGCCGTACCTGTACCTGCGCTACCGCCTGTAAGGTCTAAGCCTCTTGTTTTTCCTAAGTACCAATATTTGCCATTGTTATCTTTGGCAACTGCTACTAAAGTGTTTTGAGCCAACAACAAGATTTCGTTTCTTGTGTTCGCTTGTAATTTATTTAATACTATGGTTAATTCCGGAGCATAAAAGATAGTTCCGTTCTGTACGTTTGCATTAACATTCTCAACTAATTGAGAAGTGCCTTTTACAAGTTCATACTTAAAGAACTTCTTACCTGCTGCCTTAACAAGTGCGGTAATAACACCACTTGCTTCGGTAGTTGAGGTAACATCTCCTTCTGCTATAAAATAAACCTCAGTAATACCACCTAAACTGTCTTTACAATCTAAGGTATAATTTTGAGTTAAAGCGCAAGGCATATTGTTTGAATTAATTAGTTTGAAAAAATTGGGGGGCATATTTCAACCCCCCTATAAATTATGCAAGGATAAACTTCACTACTTCGTCAGGAAAGGCAATGTTTACACCCATCTTAAACTGAGATACAAAACGTACTTGGTCAGCTTCTTTTGCATAGAAAATCTCAAACTTCTCTTCTTCGTTCAATAAGTCTGTACCTAAGAACATATTAGATAAACGCATAGCGTAAACCTTGTTGCTTCCGTTAAGACCTGCAACTGCTACAACTTTGATTGTAGTACCAGGAAGTACAAATTCGCTATCAGCTTTTACATCAATTTGGTAATTGAAAGAACCGCTGTTTTTAAGAGCAACAGTATAAGTGCGGAATAAATCTTGACCACAGAAGATAGTCATATCGTCAGCAGCTACAACTTTTGCAGGAATTGCTTGGTAAACACCATCAAAGATAGAGATTACGTTAGCAGCAGTAATAGAAGATAAAGGAGCACCTGAGATAAAAGTTGAAGCGTTTGCAGCAACAACACCAGAAGCAGCGTTTATTAATTTTACAAGACCATCAAATTTGTTTAGGTTAACATTCACACTTGAAGTGTCGCCAGTCCATAACGCAGTTTCTAATTGAGCAGCAATAGTTTTAGCTTTCTTTTCAGAATACTCTTGCTCAAAAGGAATAGAGTCATAATAAGAACCAGTAGGTAAAGCTTTTTGTAAATACTTTGCTTCAAGGTCTTTAGGACATAAAGCTTCATTTAGCTTAATTTTTCCGATTGTGATCGTGCGCTGAGTGAAGGTCGTACTTCCGCTTGCGTTGAACCCGCAAGAAGCACCATCTTGGAAGATAGCATCAGTTTCCATAATGTTAATCTTCTCGCTTGACTTTACGCCAACCATAACGTTTCCTGCACTCTTAATAAGAGAAGCAGTTTTTGCACCCAATACAGATGAAGTTACAAGTAGAGCTTCGTTTTCTTTTGTATAGTTTGCTAATGCAGATACATCAAATCCCATTTTATTTTATTTTTATTTGTTTAATAAAGCGTTTCTAAATTTTTCAATTCTTTCGTACTTCATTTCCTTTGTAGTTACGTTAGAACCAAATGTTTGTTTTGGCTGCGCAATAGGTTCAGCGTTAGGTGTCTTAGTAAGTGCTTCTATTAACTCAGCTACTTGACTAAAGCCATTCTTAACTTTTGCCTCTAATTGCGCTACTTGTGTTTTAAGACCTTCGTTTTCAGCTACTAATTTTGCGATTTCGTCAGCCATTTTCTCGTCAATCTTGTTGCCTAATTCAGCAGGTACTTCTTCAGCTTCTTTTGCTTCAGCTTCAGGAGTTTCGATTGATAAGATTTTTGCAGCTTCGTCTAATACGATTTTAGTGCCGTCTGCTAATTGGTGTTCTCCCATTGGTGCAGGACTTCCGTCTTCCAATGTAACTTGACCACCGATAGCAAGTTCGCTAATCATAACCTTAGTTCCGTCTATAAGGCTATATTCTGCGAATGTAACAGGTACTTCTTCGATAGGTGCAGGAGCAGGTGCAGGAGCATCTACCATTGGCATATCTTCGAATAAAGCCCTAATTTGCATAATTGCATCTTTTGCGTTCATCATTCTTTTTGTTTAAATATTAATAAAAGATTTTGTTTATCATTTAACTCGTTGCAATATTTCCTTTATTGCATTCATAAGTTCTTGTTCTTTACTTGGCTTTGTTTTGTAGGTAAATAACCCTTCTACGCTAAAGCCTTTAAATTTGCCATCTTTAACATCGCTCCATACATCTTCGTTGTCTACTTTGAACGAGCCAAACCACGAGCCGTCCGGTGCATCTTCAAAACCTTTCATAGGTAAGATGCCACGGCTTTCGTCTGTAATAAAACTTTCAAACATAGTAACACCTTCTACTTGTTGGTCAGGAGAATGCATTAAGTTTACGTTTGATTGGTAGCCTCTTTTGAAAAACTTTTGAGCAATCTTAAAAATAGTATCTTTAGAGAAAACGACAAAATAATCTCCATAAGTAGAGTCACTGCGGAATATCGGGACATCCGCCAACATTAATGGTCCGCTAATAATACGCTTATCTTCGCTAACTACTTCAAATCGTTGTTGGTTTTTAAAGGCATTCCAATTCTTTTGAATAGCAGGTCTGTCAACGAGTGCCACATAATCAACCTCGGCATCGTCATTCATATCCTCGCTAATGTCTAATAAATAAACAGGTAATTCCATATTCGTAAATATTAAGTGTTTTAAATTGTTATCATTTAACCAAACCTTGCTCTTTGCTGAATAGCTGCAATCCTTTGTTGACTGCCAGTTACATCGCTTTCGAGAACATATGCCCTTGTAGCTTGATTTCCTATTGCATTAATACTTTGGCTATCCAATGTGGTTGTTTGTGCTTGTGGTTGTGGTGGTGCTAATGGTGCACCTGCCGAAACACTTGGCGCAGAAGTTCCACCACCTACGCCACCTGCTGAACCGCCACCTTTAAACTTTGCAATAGTTGTACCTACAATAGATGCAATACCTGCACCTGCTCTAACCTTTGCAGCTAAAATGTATTTACCTTTTATTAAAGCACCCCCGTCAGGAAGTAAACTCCAAGTTGGGTTAGCTGCATATGCTGAAATTTCTCTTTGTGTATCTACTACAATTTTAGCAATGGCTAAAGCTTTATCAATTACAAAAATAGCATTTGCTATCTTTTCATTCTCTCCTGCAAGGCTTGCTAATAAATTAAGACCTGCCGAAGCTGCTTGAAACTTTGCGTCTTGTAAAGCTTGGTCAGCTTGTAGTTCTGCTTTTCTTGCATCTTCTTTTAGCTGTTGGTCTTTTAAAATGTTTTGATAAGTATAATTTGTAATTTTTGATAAGAAGGCTATTTGTTTATCTTCTTTTTCTTTTTGCTTTGCTGCTTTTTCCGCTTCATCTTGAGCATCTAATGCATTTAATTCTTTTTGAGTTAAAATCTTTGCATTATTTGCAATGCCCCTTCTTTTATCGTATTCTTCTAATAATTGTTCTGTAAGTTTCTTTTCGTCATTAAGTTGTTTTTCTAATCTTGCAGCTTCTTGCTCTGCTAAAGCATCGTTTGCTTCTTTAGCTTTTGCTTTTCTTGCTGCTGCTTGTTTGGCTTGAAAATCTAATAATGCAACTTGACCTTCTACATTGGCTCTATCAATTTCTTCTTTTGCTTCTTTAGCTGCTTGTTTATCTGCATTTTTAGTTTCTTCAAAAAATCTTACTTGAGCTTGTGCTTTTAATCTTCTGTAACTTTGCTCTATATCAAATATTTCTTTTTCACTTGCACCCCTTAATTTAGCTTTAGCAATTTCTAATTTTTCTTGATTTGCTAAATTTTGTTGTTCTGCTTTTAATGCAGTTTTAGCACCTTCGGTTACACGCTTATTAAATTCGTCTTGTTTCTCTGCTGCTTTTTCTGCTGCGCTGCTAAAGTTTTGAAACATAGAAACAACCTCACCAAGTGCTACAACAAGTAAACCTAATCCTGTTGCAGCTATTACACCTTTAAGTACTTTAAAAGAAGTTGATGTAGTTTCTACGCTTACGCCAAATAACCTCATAGCAAATGATGCAGCTTTATTAGCCATTTCATTTGCCTTAATAAATATTGTGCTATTCTTAATTACTGTTCCTAATTGCTTAAAACTATCTATGCTTTCCCCTACTGCTTGTAATCCTTGCGATAAAGCCATAGCAGATTGCACCCTTAATAAAGCTTGTTCTACTTCTTTTGACTCTACACCAAATAAACCAATAGCACCCTGTGCTGCTGCAAAGCCACCTGCTACGCCACTAAGAGAAGCAGTTAATGATTTAAATTTAGCATCAGGATTAAATGCTTCAATACTATCATTTACAAAACCAATTTGGTCTTTTAATGCAGCAGCCCTTTCTACTGCCCTAACTGTTTGTTCTGAAGTTTCTCCAAATTTTTCTGTTAAAACTTGCACCTCTTGTATAGCTTCCTTTAACTGCTTTTTTAAAGAGCCTAAAGCTTGGTCTTGGTTACCGCCAACTTTTATATTTATATCTACTGAGTTCTCTTGTGCCATTAGTATTTTGTTTCTATTACTTTAAGGAATGATAGTTTAGTAGTGTTGTATTCCATTGGGTTAAAGTTTTCGATTTTGTTAAGCCTAAATAATACCCCATCAATGTATACATATTTACTAAAATCTAAATTGTAAATATCTATTATATCAAGTAGACCAAAGCAAGTTAATAGCTTACTATCTTTGTTTGTTATTTCTGCAATGTATGGACTATGGTATGCAGCAAATATATTTGTATAAGGATAGGTATTTGGTGCAAATTGTAATTCTTTAGGTGCGCCAAAGTTTATATCGTTCTCTGGGTTAATAGGGTCATTTAAATGCCCTGCGTAGCCATAACTTGTATAAGAACCTAAAACAGTTGCACCATTCATTATATCCCAACTATTAACTTCTGTTATTTTTTTAACCTGCATTATTCGTATAATGCTATCCATTCTATCTTCTGCATTATTAGTATTTGACTTTTTGTAAATAGCAGGAAATACTTTGTCTTGCCCTGTTGCTTGATACAATACAGAAGCAGCAAATATAACTTCTAAAGTATCTGTTTCTTTTACGAAATCAAATAATGTATCGTAAATATAATCTCCATAACCTTCGGTATATTTCTTACGATAGTTTTCGTTATAGAAATCATTGTCAGATTTGAACTTGTAGTTATAGTAACGAGCATTAATTTCGCTCATTGGCTTAATGCTCAAAGGCTTTGCCCTGTCTACTTTATTAGTCCAATCTTCTGCATTATCCGACTTCTCAGGATAAAAATCTACATAAGGGCTAATTACTAATTCCTTGTCATTAAATTTATTTTCATAAACATAAAGGTTAAACATCTTAATAATACTTAAAAAGAAATCCCTTTGAAATATACCTCTTGGTATTGTTTCATTAATCTTAATGTTTTCTCCTAAATTAATTTGAACTAATGTAGGCGTAGGAGTTGTTATATTTAAAGAGCCAGTAAATATTTCAACTTCCATTAATGTACCAAGTATCTCAACTTGTATGTAATCTGTATTAGCAAAAGTTATATTATCTACTGTAAAATCACAAGCTATAATCCTTCTAATACTCGCATCGAAATCTTGACTACCTATTGGAACTCCATTTTTTCTTAATATAACAGAAAAGTTAGAGTTAGCAGGATTGAATGAATTTACAAAACCGCTTAACGTTACTCTTATACTTGTGCTTATACTAGAACCTGTATAAGTAAATACTTCTCCAAAGGCATCTGGTGTAAAACTACCTGCGGTTATAATAGTGTATCTAACATAAGGCGCACTTGTTAGGTTCATTGTCCTGTTATTAGCAGTAGCACTAAAACTTGTATTATTTAAAGCAGTAATATTTGTTTGGTTATGCGGTATAATTAACCTGTTAAATAAAGCCGTATTAAAAAAAGAGCAATCGTAAGTATAATCCGTTCCTGCAAATATTTTTTGTATATACTCCTTAACGTATAAAGCAGGTCTAAACGTTGTGTATTGAAAGTCCTTTTTAGCAACACCATAACCACCTAGTCCACCTGCACCTGCACCTGTACTAACATTCCCGTAATCAATAAGGGGGTAATAATATCCTGACCCGCCTGTGTTATTCCAGCTATTACTAATATTAGCTACGCTATAAGTGTGGTCGTATGCACTAAAATCTAATTCTTCTAAACGCTTATTTCCTAATTGGTTAATAAAACCACCAAGTTCACCAAAAACGCTGCACTGGTATTCGATTGTGTCTTTGTCTATAACTATTTCTAATATGCGTAAAGTGCCTTTAAATATTTGAACCTTATCAATAAAGATTTTGCAGTTAGCTTGTTTAGTTGCATTATAGTTATATCCTACGTTTGGTAATGCCGAATCCGTAACATTAGCATTATTTAGTTCGAATATATAACCAAATACTAAGTTGTTATTTGCCGTTCCTGGTATGCTTATTGTTTTGCTATAAGAAGTATTGCGAGTACCAAAATCACTTACATCATCAATGGCATAAGTAAACTCGGTAGATATATCCTGCAATAAATCAATCTTCCTTTCTTCTATGTATATCTCTGTGCTAATCATTATCTAAATTGGCTTGTTAAGTATTTTCCTACTTCTACTTCAATCTCAAAGTTAAATAGTTTATCTGCACTTTCTAACTTATACTCGTAGTTAGTTGTGGTTATTGTAACAGGGAAATAAGCACCAAGTACTTCCATATATACAATAGGAGACGATACAAGTTGAGCCAACCACGAATAATCTTGTTCGCTAACCCAATCAGAAGTAAGCCTATATTTATCTTTATGCTGAATAGCATAGTTGAAAGTTGTTTCGTTATATCTGTTATATCCATCTATGTTTGTCATTTGTCCACCTACAAGCTGCCAATCGCTTCGCCTATATGATGCTCTTTCATATTCGCTTGACCTTCTATTTACAAGGGCAAACTTCTTTGTGTCCCAACCGCCAAGCCTATTTAGGAACTCTAAGTTAAATTGTTGGTATTTAGGATAGCACTTATGTCTAATCTTAATTACTCTTGTTTGTGCGCCACTTCTTTTTAAATAGAAATTGTAGCCGTAAGTATCTTCATTAATAATAGTTCCACTTGCCCAATCATTTATGTGTCCTGCTTGTAGGTTAAACATATTGAATTGACCGCTTAAGGTTATGTTACCCGATACAGTATTGGTAACCACATCGCCTTGCCCTAATACTTCTACCCAAGCCGAATAACCGCCCGTTGCTATGCGTAGGAAAGTAATGTAAAAGTTATCTCCGTATTCAAGTGTTATTTCGTCGGTATCTCGTTCCGTTAAGAAATCATCGGTAAAGTTTTCCAATAGTAAATTATCGTAATAGTCCGATAGCACCAAAGGTGTTTGGTTCTTTGTTAGGAATACATCGGCAAACAATGGTGGCACAAAGTTGTAAGCTGAATAGCTGCCCGATGCTAAGTTTGTAGTTGTAATACCGCTTACCTCTTCGCCTATCCTTATTTGGTAATCTACTTTGATTTTGTCATTTGAAGCTACAAGTATTGAGTTTCCCGAAGGCTCAAAGTAGTTAGTTACGAAACTTCTTACCATTGGAGATGCGTTAAACACCCCATAGCTGCCTTCTGCACTTGGAGCAGGGAATACCTTTGACCTAATAACCTGGCTTCCGTTTATGTATACGTCATAAACAAATTTAAAGTTTGTAGTTCCGCTATTGGTAGAACTTGACACAAACCATAGGTTATCGTGCATAGACGAATAGGGTGCAGGGCTACTTGTTATTGTTATTGCCATTATTAATCTCGTTAATTGTTTGCTTTATTTGAATTTGTACATCGCCACCTATTGCGAGTGCAACATCTGCTATAAAATCTTTATTAAATACATCTGAAATTGCTTTGTCAAAAAAGAAGGTTGCTCGTAAACCATCTCTTTTAATTCCTGTAGATATAGCATAAGCTAATGATTTTAAGCTATCAGCTTTACTAACTACATTAGAAAGTTTTTTTCTTTTACGTTGTGTCTTAGTTATAGTTGCCTTTTCGTTGCGTGATGCGTTAGCACTTTTACGAAGCCATAATAAGATGTTAGTAGCCATCTTTTTATTTGCATAAGGTGTCTTGAATGAGTAGTCGCCTGTATTATTTTTAGGTCTTGCATTCTTACCGCCTACACCTCTTACCCCTTTATTGACAAAGTCATAATATTTAGATGCCTCACTTCCTTGCTCATAACCTACACTTAAAACATAGCTTGTTCCAAATTTTGTAATTATAGGCATAGATGGTTCTGCTAACTTGCCAGAACTAATTGAGCCACTTTTTTGTAGGTTTGCCCCTATTGCAGTATTAAACGCTTGACCATATAAAGCAAGAGTTCGCTCTAATAAAGGCAAATCTTGTGGATTGACTTTGTTAAAGCCTGTATCTCCCAAGCTTTGTATTAAGCCGTTCCTTAATGCTTCTATTTGTGCTTTTGCTATGCTCACGCTAATAAATATAAGGAAGGTCTAAAAATAACTAACCCCACCAAAAATGGCAGGGCTACTTAAGTTTTCTATGTTGCTCCTTATCGTAATCGGCTTTAGCCTTTAGATAGGATAGGGTATTTAAGAATTGTATTGTTGTTAGCTCGTAGCTTTGGTCAACTGTGATATTTTCGTGGTCGGCAACAGATTTGGCGCAATACTGCCATCCAAAGTGCTGCATAAAATTTGAACCCCCTTTAGTGCCAAGTCCATAGTCATCCCCTGGTTCATCATTTCCTGAACCAAATAATCCTTGGAAACTTCTATCCAATTTCTGTATACTTGATAAAAAAAAACAACCGATTGATAAACGTGCATAAAATTTGCCCCTTGTAAATCCTCGGCATATTGGCTATGTTTAGAAGCATCGTACTTGTCATCTACCCATCTGCCATACCAAGTTTTGCGCTGAGGCATAACCATTGAGGCTGCTAACTTGTGTATGTTACCTACTAAATCTGTACTAAATACTTTAGCCTCTATGTATCTGGCTGCTTTAATTTGCTGCACATCATAGATAAACTTGTAACGTTTGCCGTTTACTTCAGTATACTTAACCGGCTTACCTTCTATCTTATCATCTAAGAAGTTTAAGGTTACCTTTAATTTGTTAAACTCTGCTACGCTTAAGCTATCCACTTGCGTATCGGTAAGGTTATGCAAAATACCTACAAGCTTACTTTCCACGTCTAAGGTAGTCCAATCCTTCTCAGGCTTAGTAACTATTGGGTAAATCTGTTGGTACTGCCAAACTGTTAATTCGTTCCAAGTCATTTTCTTAGTTTTAACATTATCTCATAAGCAAGATGCCCACCTATGTAGCATAACGCTGCCAAAGGTAAGCAAATTGCAAAGAAGTACAATATTTTTATTACTTTAATGATACGGCTACACTTGTTGTGCTACTCTTAGCAGGTGGGTAAACTTTTGTAACCTCGCCAGTAACTCCGTTAATAATGTCAAGTCCTTGATGCGGAACTTTCTTAAGGAATTCTTCCATATCCTTTTTGGCTTTAGCTGCGCTATTGTACTCGTTCAATATCTCATTGTAAGCAGGACTTTCACATTTGCTAAAGTCATACTTAACCCCTACTTCTCTAATGTTAAACTTTGCACTCATATACTCGAAGTCCTTGCCATTAAGTACGGCTGCTTGTAATACCGCGTCTTTGTAGTCCTTGTTTGCCTTTAGTGTTTCGAGCATATCCTCTAAGGCTTTAACTTGTAGATGTGTTTTTAACGGGTCAAGTTCCCCTGCGTTTAAGCGTTCAATTAATTGATAGGTAAACTCAGTCCTTTGTTCTTTTGTTGTTTCGAAGATTTGTTGTAGTTCCATTTGTTTATCTTTTAAAGATGTTTAGTTTTTGTATAATACCCATTATCAATAATCCAATATAAGCTAAGATGCCAATAGTAAAAAAAGCTATTTTGAATTTAAGTGCTTGTAAACGATTGTCTTTACTATTTTCTTTAGTATTTCCCATATTGTAATTATTAATATAATAGTCATAGGTTATTTGTTTTGGTTAATATTTTATTCTTATTTCTTCATCATTATCAGGATTCCAAATAATAAACTCTTCATTACTTGTAACTACTCTAAAAGATAAAAACCCTTGTTTTCTTTGCTTATTTACCCATTTAATTAATTTATACCACTTTATCATAGGTTATTTGTTTTGGTTATAGGTTTGGTTGTAGTATTCTTCTCCGTATGATATAGTGTCTTCAACAAGGCTATCCCTTAATTCATCATCAGACATTTTAGCAATTTTTTCTCTGTGTAAAAAATTTATTAAAAATCCACCATTTCCTGCATCTATTATCTGCTCTTTTTCTTTTTCAAGATATTCAGAATACTCTTTAGTTAATTCTTCAATGATTCTGTTTTGAATAACGATGGCATCATACATAATACAATCATTCATACCTCCAAGTATATGTGTTTGTTCATCTTGATACTTTCTTCTTTCCATATATGCTATGTGAAAGATTAATTGTTTTCATAGGTTATTTGTTTTTGTAATTATATTTCTAATTTGATTGAATAATTGTTTTTAAATAGCTTGTTTTTAATTAATTAGAAGTATATTTCTAATTTTATATTGTTTCAGGCTTATAGTTCTCAATGTCAAAAAAGCCAATTTTTGACTTATGTTTTGGACTTCTTAACCTACGCTTTGCAGGTTCGTAACCTTTCTCTTGGCAGTAAGTAAGTATCTCTAAGTAAGTCGCATCAATGTTAGTCATCATTATGCTGATAGGCTCACTTGCGTAATACTTGTCTATATATTCTTTTGTGCTTTGGGTCATAGTTTTTAATTGTGTAGTCAAATAATGCTGCCATTACAAAACCTGTTGCAATTAGCAGAAGGCAAATAGTGTAGATCATTTTGAGTAGATGTCTTGAAGTTGCCCTATAAGGTAACAAGCTACTAAAAATACGGCTAAAAGTTGTGCGGTTTCTTTTTTCATTGTGTTTGGTTTAATTGGTTAAATTGTGCGTTGGTCAGTCGCACCCCTGAGTTATTTAATTATTATAGTAATCATCTACCATATTGCAGGCAGAAATTTCAGCATATTCCCAATCCATCTCTGCACGTTTGGTTTCTTCGTTCATACCAAAGTACTTTCTCTCATTCTCTACTGCTTGGTCTAATGCCACCTCTGCATCAAAAAGAGAATCGTAAATAGCTGCACCTTTTGAAGAGTAGCCATTCCAACCTTTTAGCTGACCGCTTAATTGGCTAATTTGCTTAGATGCTTTTTCTACTTCGGTTAGTTGAGCAGGTACTTTAAACCAATCTTGCTTTAGTAGCCATTGTTGGTAAAAAGTAGGAGTGCTTAAAAATTGTTGACCTTTGTACTTACCGAATCTTAGAGTGAAGTTTTGCATAAAAAATGTTTTGTGGTTAATTGATAGATCAAATCTACAACCTTTTAACATTCAACAATCAAATGGGCAAACTTTTTTTTAAAATTGTGATGAACGGCAAATATCAAGGATAAGCGGTAAATTATAGGAAGTTGTACCTACCCGTGCCACGCTTAAGGCTAAAGTTCTGCCAAGCCAAAGCTAAAGCCATTACGGCATCATCGTGGAAGCCTGAAGGTGCGGAGTACTTTACCCCCGTTGCCGTGTACATATATTCAAATACTTCTAACTCCTGGCTTATTATACCCTCAGGATAGCCAATCTTCCCTTGATGTATTGCAGCCTGTAAGCCTTCCATAAGTTGTTGTTTACTCGAACTTGTGAACTTTAAGCCTTGTATCATTACCCCTTCTCTTTGTAAGTCCTCAAGGATAGGGTCGCCAACCCCCGTACTATCGACAAGGATAGGGCATTTAGGCAGCCTAAGTATAGTTTGCTTAGTATTGTGCCAATCCATCTGAAAGCGGTCAAAATAAGCCACATTCCCGTCTTCGTCTAAGCCTATGATAACTGTCCAATCGACCGACTTCGCCAGATCAATTCCATAAGCTACAATCGGCATTGTTGTTACTGGGTGTAAGCACTTGCGAATGTGTTGGCTACCAAAAGGGTTTGCTGCGTTCTCCGCAGGGTTTGCCATATACTCTTGCTCGAATACAACCTCGGGTAATTGCCCCCTTGTAGTCCGTTAAGGTAGGTCTTATTGAGTTAAGCCACCCATCTTCTAAGTCAGGTATAAAAGAAGCTTCATCTACTATTACCAGGTTAAACTTTCTACCTCTTAAGTTATCCAAGCGTTCCCCCGTAAAGAACTCGACCTTGCCACCATTAGGGAAGCTAATGTTTAAGTCCGATTTGTTATTAGGGAAGGGAAGGCTATTGCATAGCTTCTCAAAGAATACCTTAGCCAATTTATAGGTAGGGGTTATGTAAGCTACCTGTCCGCCTTTGATTGCAGTTGTAATACATTTGATTTGGCTTAACTCCGATTTGCCGAACCTTCGACCACACATAACAACAATGTACCTGGCTTCGCAGTCAAGTATCTTCTTTTGGTTTATATGTCCGTTAGGTAGTTCTATCCGCATTAAAGAATTGTCTTGCCGTCTACAAATACTATCTCTATTCTGTTATCTGTTTGTATGTCCATCTGTTCTTTAGGTTTACCATAAACACGGGTAAGCAAAGTTTCTAAACTATAAAGGCTGCCCTTCTCTAAGCTCTTACGCATAGCTGCTGCTATTGTCTTTTCAAGTATTGTTGCCTTCGGATTATCCCATACTGTTTTAAGTTCCTCTAAGTCCATTGACATCATAGCTTGTATGGTGTCGTTTATCTCAGCAAGTTTATAGCCTTGCTCTTTAAGTAGGCTTACATACTTCCTGGGTCTGCCGTTTGGGTTCAATGTTTCCCCCTTCTGCATTTTGTATGGCTCTATATTTTGTGGATTAGGCATCGCTGTAATTTCGCTGTTTTTAAATTGGTTCTCCGTTCTTTTTAATAACTAATGTTGGGTCAAGTTTACGCATCCTGTTTACTATAACTTGGCAATATTTAGGGTCAAGTTCCATTCCGTAGCACTTCCTTTTTAATTGATGTGAAGCTACCATTGTTGAACCAGAGCCTAAAAAGAAATCAAATACTAAACTATTTAGATTAGAGCTTATCTTCATTTCATTTGCTATTAATTCAATAGGCTTCATAGTTGGGTGTAATCCTGTTTCTCTACCAAATTCTAAACATCTTGAATAATTAACATCAGCTAACCCATAATTCCAAATAGCTGACTTCCTAAATAAAAGCAAATATTCTATATCTGGTCTATGTGAATCTCGTATTGGTATCGCATTAGGCTTTTTCCAAATTAAAACATTAAAAGAATATCCGCTATCTCTTGCCCAAACTAAATAATCTGGCAATAGTTCTTTATTGCAAAATATGTAAGCGTTTAATTTATTTTTATCAAATATTAAAGGAAGCACTTGTAAAAATTCAGTTGGTTCAAAGTTTGATATAAACTCTATGCTATCTCCTTGTTTTTTTAACCCTTCCCCTATACTTCCTTTATACCCGCCTTCTGTTTCAAGTTTATATGGTGGGTCTGTAAATACCATATCAGCCTTATGCCCGTTCATTAGCTTTGCTACTTGCTCGCTATCCGTACTATCTCCACAAAGCAATCGGTGTTCTCCTATCTCGAATAAATCTCCTAATACTATATCGGTTTCTATTCCCCCGTCTGGAACTGAAAAATCATCTTCCTCGGCTTCTATAACTTCGGCATCAAAACCTGGTATATCTAATCCCCAATCTTGTAGCTGCTCTGCATCCCAATTATTAGCAAGGTCGTTCCAATCCCACTCGCCATAGCCTACGTTATCCTTAACTATAAATTCCTTTTGTTGCTGCTCGGTTAATTCACTTGCTTTGATAATAGGTATCTCTTTAAGTCCTGCTTCCTTACAAGCCTTTAATCTCATATTGCCACCAAGCACAACCATATCGTCATTAACTACGATAGGTCTAAGGTTTAGCATTTGTGGGAACTCATTAATTGACTTTACAAGCTTTGCAAACTTATCATCCTTAATTATCCTGGGGTTGTTAGGGTTTGCTTTTACTGTGTTGATTGGTACGTTTTGTATCATAGTATGCCGTTTATTATATCGTTTGCTTCGTCTAAAGCATCTTCTTGGTCGAGGTATGTATCTACGTCTGCTATATGTTTGTTAATTAGGGTTTCTGCCATTGCATAGGTGTAGTGTCCTATCGTGGTCATATCGTCTCCGTTTTTACCCGTCTTACATACCGCAAGGAAGTAAGCTTTGTGGGTTAGGAGAAGCCATATAGCATTTAGTTTTCTCATCTGCCTTGACCTCTATAAGCTTTTTCTCTTGGCGTATGCTTATTAAAGGACTTCTTTGCAGAACCTCTTTTGCGTTTACCAAAGCTAATTTTGTTTTTATTCTCGTTACCCTTTGCCATAATTCTTTGCGTGTATGTCTTTTAAAAACTCTTTATATTGTTTTTTATCTCCGTATTTAATATGGCATTGTCTACAACAACCCATAAGGTTTTCTATCGTGTCTGCCTTTTTGCTTCCACCCATTCCCCTCGCCTCAATATGATGTATGTCTACCGCTTGTGAGCCACACACTTCGCAAGGAATGAAGTCCGTTTTTTTATACCCCATTCCCTGCAAATAAATTTGTGTGTGTTTCTGCATAGTTTCCCCATTAATTTTTTTCGTTGATTAATAATAATTGTTTAAAAAAATTAACTATGCAAATTATTTTCCGTCTATCTCTTTTAACTTATTAATAGCCCATTCAACACCAGAAGTTCCGCCCCAAGCGTCCCACATTAAACCGCCACAACCTTCACTATAAGGCACGTCTTTATGTTGCTGATGTCTTTTAAAGGAAGCCATACGGGCAATCGTATCTCTACTAATCGGCTCACGATTTGCCAACTGCCTTGCTCTTGCTTTACCTGTTGCTTCTCCGCAAGAACCCCAACCATTTTTATCTGCCCATTCTATTGCCCTTTTTGCGTTATTAGTTGCACTTTCAGGATAGTCGGTATAGCTTTCGGCAAACTTGCCACCTGCAAGAATAGCCTTCCAAACTTGCATTGCCTTCTCCTCGGTATCGTAAACGCAACCGCCTGAGCCTATTCTATATTTGCCGTTAGAGCATTTTATTACTGGCATAGTTTACTATAAATATACTTTCGGTCTAAATTTATCTCGTCAAAGTTATACTTCTTTTGGCAGAACTCAAACAACTTCTGTCCGCTTTCCTTTCGCATATCCGCATCGCTTACTAAATCTTTAATATGTTTGTACCAATCTTTCTGGCTTTTAACGTAATGCACGGGCATATCTAAGTAAGGATTGACGTGGCTAACTATGGCAGGGTTCTTTTTAGCAGCCGTTTCTAATACCTTTAAATTTGACTTCATAGCATTGAACTTGTTATCTACCAATGGTATAATTGAAATATCGCTATCCGTATAAGCACCCATATATTCCGTGACCTTTGCATAGTTGTAGATAGTAGGGTTAAGCTTTAGTCCGCAAGTGAACGCATCTATCATTTTATCCCATATAGGTTTCTCCCCGTCATTGTAACCTGCTATAACTGTTCTTATATTCATACCTTGTAACCTTTTAAAAGGCTGCCTAAGTATTTCTAAATCTCTCTCGTGCGTTCCGCTACCGCTCCAAAATAATCTAACCTTGTAATCTTCGGTCTTGTTATCCTGGAACTGCTCTTGTCCGTAAGGTAATGCGTTTGGTAAGATGTGAACGTTCTTATTGTATGAGTTTATCTCAGCTGCTAACCTTTCGTGAGTGCAGGTGCATAGGTCTGCAATATTTAAGTAGTCGGTAATTAGTTTAGGTATATTGTTAAGCTTATATCTTAAATACAATAAATGGCTTTCGTTTAGTTCCCAGTAATCGTCATTATCAACAACTAACTTAAAGCCATACTTAGTTCTCCAGGTGTCCATTTGCTTTGCATCTATCTCGTTAAGCATTCTATTCATTAGCACAATATCCCAACCTTGCTCAAGTAGTTCGTCATTAAGTACATCGGTAATAAGTGCATATTCTTTTTCTAAGTGTACTATTGGCATCATTATTCGGTGCAGTCCTACTCCTGAATTAGCTGAAGTTATACAAAGTATTCGCATCTTATATTCTTTTGGTTGTGATAGATGTCTTGGTATTTTTCCCAAACGCTTTGCGCCCTTGCTAAACTTTCGTCTTTCATTCGTCTATATTCCGTTCCGTTTCCGACATCGTGTCCTATATGTTCCGACCTCATATCTGGAAGGTAGTAATTAGTAAAGCCTGTAATAGTTGCACGTTCCCCGTAATCTGCATCTTGCATTCCGTATGGGTCATACTCGGTATTGTAACCACCTATCGTGTCTATTAATTCACGAGTAATAAAGTTATCTCCAAAAGGTGTATGTACTTTATGTACACCATCTACTATTGGTGGTAATGCTTCTACACAATGTATTCCTATTATGCCTGTCTTTTCTATTCGTTGTGCAAACAATACAAACTTAGCTAACCAATTCTCAGGAAGTAATATGTCGTTGGCTAATAAACAAACCGCATCGTAATTCTGGGTTAGCCTAAGTCCTGCGTTTACTCCTGCCGCTATACCTCGTTTTTCTTTTGATAACTCATAACCGGCAAATGGATAATTAAACGTTTCGTGCCTGTCGCTTCCGTTATCTATTAAGAAGCAGTCGGCATTGTAGCCGCTATTGTAAAAGTTTTGGTTGATTACACGCTGCGTTAAATCGTGCCTATTTTGTGTAAGTAATAAAATAGCTACTTTCATTATCTTATGTTTGAACCAATTTCTCGTGCAGGAACTCCTGCGTATTTAGTATTTGGTTTTGCATCTCCTTTAACAAAAGCACTTGCCCCTATCATACAATTCTCTCCTACGTTTGCAAACTGATGTAGAACTGCGTTAAGTCCTATGTTAGCACCTTTGTCAATAATTGAATGCCCACCTATTTTTGCTCCGCAGCTTATAGTAACATTATCTAAAATTGTACAATCGTGTCCAATGTGTGCGTGTTTCATTATGAAACAATTATTACCAATAAAGGTATCAATCTCCGTTCCTGCGTCTATTGTTACAAGTCCTGTAATAACATTGTTATCGCCAATGTAAACTTTGCCTTTTTCTTTTTGCCAGAACTTTTTATGCTCGGCTTTGTCGCCAATAATACAATAAGCACCAATGTAGTTTCCGTCTCCGATAATTACGTTATCTCCAATGATAGCGGTAGGGTGTATAAAGTTAGCCATTCTTTTTTTTATTTTTAGGTTTAGGTTGTTCTTCGTACCAAGTGTATAATCGTTTAATCATATCGAAGATACAATTACCGCACCATACTGTTAAGATAAAATCTGCACTCATATACTTGCGATAAATATGCTCGTACATTTTTAAGATGTCTAAATCGATATTACGCACATAACCATTTTGTACTGTATGCCAATTACCAATGTTATCATCTAAAAAGTTGCGGTGTTCTATTTCCATAAGTTCCACATTAGTTTAGAAAGTAAAGGAGCTGCTACTCCGGGTATAAATACAAACGCAATAACATCGGTACATATTGCAGGTAGTAAATATAAAGCCAAACCTGTCCAAGCTGCTAAACAACTTGTGCAACTAAAGGGCTTAAAATCTAACTTCCACTTCCTATGGAATTGGTGTATCTCTACAAAGAAAATTGCAAAGCATATCGCTGCTATAATTATCATTTGCGTAATTGTTTTTTAAGTTCTCGTTTAGTTAATTTAAGTTCCCTATGTATTGACATATAAGGTATGCCTGTAACTCTGCTTAATTCTTTAGCGTTGCAGTTGTGTTTAATAGCATACACTCGTAATAATTCAGCTTTGTACCAATGCATCTTTGATAACTCATCTTCTACTTTGTTAAGTAAATCTTCGTCTCTATCGTGTACTATTAATTCTACTTCTAAAGGTTTTCGGTATGTTCTATAAAATTGGCTTGTGTTACTTTGCATCATATTAATCATAGTTCTAACTAAGTAGAACTTTAATACATTGCGTGTGCGCATATCAATTAATCGCTCTTCTTCCATTTCGCATAACACCTTAAATAGTTCGCTTCTTAAATCTTCTCGTAAATCTTCAGGCTGCATTTTATCTATTGCTTCCTTAAGTTCTCGGCTCTCCCAAAGTTCTAATATGATGCTATTCTTGTTCATATTCTTTTAAGGTTAATTTGCCGTTCTCTTCGGTTGCTAAATAACAGAAGCAATTTGCCGTCTTTGCTAAGTTTAAAAATGCTATTTGGTAGGTACTTAGTTTATCTCCTATTGCTTTGGTTTCGCAGTATACCGCTACTCCGGTTTGTGTGTGAAAGCCTACAACATCTGGAACTCCTTTAAGTCCAATAAACGTGCGACCCCTAACCGCAAGATTGTTATTGCGCCATACAAAGCACCCGTTTTTATTCAGGGTCTTGATTGCTTCTTTGGTTAGTTCGTTTGCGGTCATATTACAAAACTATATTAAGAAAACGATACTTTGCCATTTTTAATTTGCAAATCAAAAAATAAAGCTACGGCTACGGCTCTTGCTTGGTTCTTAAGCCAACTTTCAGTCCATTCGTCTCGGTACTGCTTTGCACTTATTATGTCCATTTTATTAGCTTTGTAGGTAATAATCTCTATTAATTTCTTTTTAGCAAGTGCGCCATCTTCTTTTGTCCACTTCTTAATGCCCGTACTATTAAGCTTTGTAAATACGCTCAATGGGTTAAACAACCTATCAAAAGTTCTATTTTCTAAAAGCTTATATTCTTGATAACTGTAATCAATTATTTCTAAATCGGTAAGGTGTGGGATTGCTTCTACTCGTTCTTGTGGCATCATTTTTCTTACTTCGTTTGCTTTTTTCTTGTACCTATCCATTACCTGACTAAAGTAAGCAGGACTAAAGTTTTGGTAGTGGTCTATAAAGTCATTAGCTACCATTTGCTTAAACGCTACTTTAATTTCGTTTATTGTAAAGTTACCATACTCTGTTCTTATCCAATCTTCTAAAATTGCTAACTTAACGTCGCCAGGATTGTTAATACCTACAAGCTGCATTAAATAAATAAGGTTCTGCTTAAATATGATAGAGTTTATGTTCCTCATTCGTTCCCCCGAAAATGCGGTCATAATCTCTTGCTCCATAGGAAGTAGAGTGGATGTAGTTGTAATTTCTAAGGTTCTCGAGTTCGTTTTTGTCAAGCTTTCGTTGATTGCTTGTAGTTCCTTTTGCATATTGTTTAGTGTTAGTTATCCAATTATTTGCTGCTGCTCCCCAACTCTTCATTGGGTTCTTACCTACTTTCCACCCATTGCTTGTGTAGTAATTTACAAACTTTTCGGCTTCTAATTTAGCATTTTCTTTTCCAATCCTAATAGCCATATATTCGTAAACTTCTTCAAAAGTACATTTACTTTTATTTATATTTATATCTTCATTTTCATTTTCA